CAAGTACTTGTGATCCACTGTCTTCGTCAAAATCTAATTTTAATACAGTGTATTGATCAACTATTGAAGCACTAGTTGGATTAGTAAATGCAGATGCTTGACCTGCTCCTTTTCTAACACGGAAGTCATCAATACGTCCTGCAAAACCATTTACGCCTGCGTAGTCCGAACCAATAATTAATGGCTTAGTTGTTCCTAAATTAGTATTATTTGATGCAGTAGCTTGCTGTACTCCGTCAACAAAGAACTTAATTGTTGTACCAACTCTCGAAATCATAATATGATAAAAAGTAGTATTAATAAGTGTAATAGCCGGAGCCATAATTGAAGTAGTACCAATGTTAATTTTTGGAACTCTATCAACTGTGTAAAAATTTAATGCATTGTCAGTAGCCGAGCCTGCTCTAAAGTCAAACATCATTTCTGTACCAGTGTCATCTGAGATATAAATTACCCCTTCTACACTAAAGTCACCTGTGCCAAAGCCAAAATCACTTGCAGAAGTTAGTGAAAATCTATCGCCTGTGCCGTCAAATAATCCAATTCCTGTTCCAAACTTTATAGGAGTTCCTGTAGAAACTTGAGCGTTACCAACTGCTGTAACAGTTTTCTTAGCTCTACTTAATGGCTTAATAAATCCAGTTGCTTTACCATCAATAATTACAGTATTAGTATCAATTGATTCAATTGCGGCTGTTGCTAATGTTGCGCCGCCTGCGTCTTTAAGAACAATATTCTGCCCTGCGGCTACTGCTGTTCCAGCAAATCCGCTATATTTAATTTTTGTTTTTCCATCGCCTTTAAGTCCACTAGCACCCTCAAGTATTTCAATACCCTTGTCTGCAAAGTATGTAAAGCAATTTAACCATTCTACCCTTGCGCCATTAGTAACTTTAAGTCCACTAACTCCTGGAGTAATAAATGTTACGCTGTGGAAAAGCATTGCGGCTTCTCTTGAATCTGAATGTGCAACTGCACCATCAATGAAACAACCTTTACCTGCGTCACCACTTGCAAATCCTCTTGGATCATCAGTACTAGTTGTTGTACCTTTTGTGATTACACTAACGTTTCTTATGTATGGTGATCTTTCATAAATTCTAACGTTGTTAGCAAAACGGAAACCGTGTCCTGTGTTTGCTCCGCTATTATAATAAAAATCTTTAAGTGTAACATCTTCAACTGCTGAGTCGCCTTGCATTAAAAATGCATCGTTGCTTTGTGTTCCACTTGTTGGAGAAATCTCAACTGCACGTAAACTGTGCCCTCTTACTGTAACACCTTGTGGAACGGTTAATGGAAATGCTTCTTGATATTGTCCTGGATAAATGTAAACTGTATCGTGTAAGCCAGCAAGTTCTAAACCCTTTGCAATAGTCGCAACCGGATCTTGCGGGTGCGTTCCTGTTCTAGAATCACTACCGTTTGTAGCAACGTATATCAAATTGCCCGGAGTACTAATTAAATCAATAGCACCAAAGTCTAGGTCATTTGTTGTTAGTGTATTTGTTGTTACGTTAGCAAAGTTACCAGTTGCCCAACGCTTAGATGATGTACCAATATTGTACGTGTTGTCAATGTCTGGCATAATATCACTAGCAATATCTGCATTAATAAAAATGTTATCAGTGTCATCACTACCAATAGTAATATTGCCGTCTGCACTAATATTTCCAGTAGCATGTAGATTACCATTAACAGTAGTGTTACCAATAATGTTAATTTCACCAGTTCCGTTTGCACGAATAAACAAATCACTGTTAGTATTTGTGTTTTCAATAAAGTTGTTATTAAGTTCTAAGTCGCCTACAATAACTCTGTTACCAACAATAGTATTGTCAGCAGTAGCTATTGAAAATTCTTGTGCAGTAGTTGAAATAGTGCTAGTAGCACCGTTGATTGTTACATTACCTACTTGGAATGTAGTATTTGTAATTTCTAAGTCGGTAACTCTTGCAGTGCCTGCAATGTCTAATGCGTATTGAGGACTAGTGGTTTTTACACCGATTCGACGATTTGTTACATCTAAATATAAAAGGTCTGTCTCAAAGGCCAAATCCGTCCCATTACGTAGGAGGTTTTCCTTTAAGAGAGGACCCGATATGCGACCAATTGCCATCTTCTCTCCTTAATACGGGGATCCTGTCCCTCTAGCCTAAATTTACAGCTTTCACTCTTTGCTGGCTAACCACAGTTTGTCTCTGCAAAGAGTATAGTTGGTCTTCTTTGCATTACTATTATTTATACGATTTTGAAATTTAATCTAGTATAAGGTTGAATACGTATGCTAAATCTTCAACGTCTGAAGATTCAATACTTTCAACTTCGCCAGCCGCATTAATCCACGCAGTTCCGTTCCATGTTTCAACATACTGTACTTGTGTATTGTAACGTGTGTGTCCAACTTCGGGCGATCCAGGTCTTGCGGCCGTGTTACCTTGTGGTACAACCATACCGCTCGTATTCTCAATTTTTAAGAAAGATGTACCGCTAGGATTAGTTAAATTAATTATAAAATTACTACTAGTATTATTAAGTAACTCACCATCTCTAAATTTAAGAGTGTTAATAACAGTATGTCCTGTGCCATTAGATCGTAATATACTATTACCATTAGCATCATCTGCTGATACAATAGCACCGTCAATACTAAATTTACCCCCACTGCTAAATCCATTTGATTCCAGCAATGTTCCGTTTAGTGTATGATTTGTTACGTTATTTGTAGTAAAGTTAAATTGGTTATTTGAAAGATCAAGGTATGTATTACGATCTGTATCGTATATTCCTGCTAAACTAATTGCGCCGGCAACTTCGAGTCCTTCAAATGTGTCAAAAGTATTATTGTATCTCAGTCCTGCTTGTATTGCCGGACGTTGTGCTGTAGTACCTTTTGGAATTCTTAAATCTTTATTTGCACTTATACTTAAATTTTCAGTTGGTGCAAAATTAACATCGCGCTTTGTTCCGCCTAGATTATTTGTTACACTTGTCCAATAATCAATTGAAGGACTGTTTGCAATAGGCAAGTAGTATGATGCAGTGTTTGCTATTGATAATCCTGTTGGGTCAGCGTCATCTAATAATACACTAGTGTAGGGGTCCCATAAAGATCCAATAGTTGCCGATCTCCAAGTTAAACTTCCTGCCATAGTCGCTGTTAGCAAATACAAATATTCGTATACTAAGTCGTTATAACTTAGTCCAGTTGGGTCAGTATACCAAGCAAATGCTGGATAGTTATAACCAGCTTGTCCGCCACCTTGATATCCGCCGCGAGCCGTGTCTAACGCCGTCGTAAGCGTACTTGATCTAGTTGTGCTTAGTGCTGAGTACAATCCGCTTATTCTTGGAATAAGCATGGTCTTTAATATTTTTTCACTAGCTAGGTCTCTATTAGAGCTTGCTCCGTCTCCTAAGAAATTATTCATTTCGCTTTCGTACACAGCAAACGTTCTGTTTATAGCAAACGATCCAAATGTACTTGCTAATGATGTTTTTTCTGTTGAGTTAGCATACACAACAATACCGTACAATCCATCTGCAAACGTATTAAGTAGTGCTGTGTTTTCGACAACACCGTCAAAGTTATTATCAAGATAACTTGCTAACATATTTGCGGCATGCTTAATTGCGTTGTCAGATACTGTAGCAGTTCCTAATACCGGAATTCCAAATACTGTAGTATACCTAGGTAATTGAGTTTTAAAGGATGAATAGCCATTAAAAATTGTAGGTGTTGATAGTTCATAATCGTTAACAACAAACACACCGCTTGGACTAAACTTACCAATAATTTTATTATCTTCAAGTTCAATATTACTTACTCTAACTTTACCAGTTCCTAAAGCAGTAATATATAAGTCTGCATTTGATTCGTTTGTTGAAATTAATTGTGATGATATAGAAATGCTATTAATAACTGCTGTCGTTGCATTAAGTTCTTTCCAGCGATGTGTTGCTGTACCTAATACCAATCCTTCAGTTGACCCTGGTTCAAAGTTTTGACTAATGTTAGTATTGAAGTCAACAGTATCATTGCTATTATCGCCAATGGCACTAACTGCGCCACTTACACTTAAATTGCCTGATAATTCTACACTAGGTGCAAATACATTACCTTGGAATACAATGTTTCCTGCGCTGTTAAAGTTTATTTCGGATCTAGTTGTTTGTAAAATGTTTCCGTTAATTACAATATTATCTAAGTTTACTGTGCCAGGATTAATTGTAACAACATCATTTCCGTTTCTAATTTGTACTTGTGAGTTATTTGCAAAAATACTTTCAATGTCAAAGCTAGTTCTTTCGTTTTCTAAATCAACATGGAAGTTGTCACCGATTCTAAAGTTACCTTTATGATCTTGTCCTGTAAAGTAAACCTTTGCACTATTTAATTCTACTACTTCGTTTGCTTGTATTGCCAATGTATTATCATTAGTAACACTTTTCCCTGCACCAATATATGCAAAGTTATGATTAACCATGTATGCTAAACAACTAGCACCATCTGCTTCAATGCCTTTATTACCGTATACGTTAGCACTTGCAATAGTTCGTAGTTCAGCACCATAGACTGTAGTTCCGTCTTTTGCTGTTCTACCCGAACCCTGTGATATATAAATGCCCCTGTTAGCAAAGTAAGTAAAACTGTTGAGCCATTCAACTCGTACACCGTTTGTAATTGTTAATGCATCTACACCAGGAGTAATAAATGTGCAACTATGGAATAACATACTTGCTGATATACTATTTTGATTAACAACTGCTCCGTCAACTAATGCTCCTTTACCAGCATCGCCGCTTGCAAATCCTCTTGGGTCGCTTGCACTTGTTGTTGTGCCTTTAGTAAGAACTGTTACGTTTCTAATATAAGGGCTTCTTCCCGGCTCTTGTTCAAAAATAGTTGTTGTAAAATTAGTAACAAGTCTAAAACCGTAACCTGTATTGGCGCCACTGTTATAATAAAAATCTTTAATTGTTAAATTTTCAATCGTAACATCACTGTTAACTAAAAATGCATCATTACTTTGCGTTGCAGAAGTTGGAGAAATTTCAACTCCTCTAATGCTGTCACCTTGTATAGTAACGCCTTTTGCAACTGTTAACGGAAATGCTTCTTGATACTGTCCCGGATAAATGTAAATTAAATCACCATCGCCTGCTAGTGTTAATGCTTTAGCAATCGATGCAAATGGTCCACCTGGGTTTGTGCCTGTGTTAGTGTCAGCACCGTTATTACTACTAACATATATAATACCAACGTTTTTTGTTAATTCAATACCTTGATAAACTAGCCCATTTGCTTTTATGCTGTCTGCAATTAACTCCGTGACAGCAATTTTAAATCGCTTGTTAGGCCCAGTACTATCATCGTCTTTACCAATGTGAAATCTATCACTATCATCTGGTATTAAATCATTTTTAAATTCTGCTAAGAAACTTGCAGTGTCAGTACTATCGTCACCAATAGTAATCGATCCGCCGCTGTATGTAATATTTCCAGTAGCATGTACATTACCTGTTACTGTTAGTGTATCGCCAGTTTCTAATTGAAGTCGTCTAGGAGCTGATGTAGGATAATATTTTTCGATATATGCTTTAAATGCTGTTGTGTTTGCATGGTCTGCTAATGTTGAAGATGCAGGGTATGCAACTCCACCAACAAATGCTGTATTCATTGTTCCTAGTTTAAGAACGTCATCTGCTTGTATATCACCGTCACCGTCAAAGTCTAATGCCGCAAGCTCTTCTGCGTTCCAGTTGCCTGATTGTGATAATGATAATGCGTAATCATACAACCTATTCATGTCATTAGGAGTACTACTTGCGCTAGTTATTGGTCCTGGGCTCCAGTAATTACCGTAGTTGCTGTTTAATTCCCAGGCTACAGTTTGTCCGTCGAGCACTTCTGATCGCAGGCCAATGCCGCCGTTAGTTTGCAATGCTATAATGCCGTCGCCTTTAATTGCAAAATTATTACTGCCAATTCCGGTAGTAGTAATATACCCTTCAGCATGTGTAGATTTTATAGTTACATCGCCACTTGCTTGACTTATACCAGTAGTTGCTAGTGTAATATCACCAACTTTAAAACTATTGCCAAAGACAATATCAGGATCACTATTACCTGATGCTGTACGTAACGTACCTGCGATTGTTAAATTTCTAGGAGTAGTAGTTGTGTTAATACCAAGAGTGTTATCTCTTTTTACAACTAAGAGGTCTGTGTCAAACGCAAGGTCTGCAAGTTCTCTTTGTAAATTGTCTTGTAATAACTGTCCACCAATGCGGGCGACTTGTGCCATGTGAATCCCTCTCTAATATTAATACTATTTATAGGAATTACTTGTCGAAGTTATGTAGTACTTGTACTGGTTTTCCTGTAGGAACTGCTGAACCAAACACAATGTACCAACCAGTAGCATAACCTGTAGGATTTTGTTCTAACACATAGTTAGTAGTTGCTAGTTGAAATACGTTTTCGATTGTAACTAATATATTGTTTTGTGAAACAGGTACAGGATAATACGAATCACCAGAGTTAAGTGGACCAAACTTAGTTTCAGATCCGTCGCCGTTACCTAAATTCTGTTGTACAATAACAGTTGGTTCTCTAAATCTAATTGGTTTCCATGCACTATTCTGATAAACTTCAAAGTCACTAGTATCGGAATTATAACGTAGCATGCCCTCAACACCTGTAGCAGGTCTTTGATTCTGTGTTCCTTTAGGAACAATAACAGCCTTGTTTGTATTAACACTAACTAATCCAAGTGTATCAACGTTAATACCCTTAGTGTCGGAGTTAATTCCCCTCGATGTAGTTTGTGCTTTAATAAATCTCATTTATACTTCCAAATAACTAATTGTTGCAACTAAGTTTGCAGGTGATTGGCTTGCTGTTATAATTTTGTCGCCTGCTTCTAGTACAAGTTTTTCTGTGTCAAAGGTAAAAGTGTCACCGCCTGCAATTTTAAGATTGTTTAAAATTTGGTTTGCGTTTGGATCTGAATTACCTTTTGTTTGTCCAGATGGTACTACGTGCAAATCTAATTGCGTATCGTTAGTTCCGCCTGTGTCTTCTGGTTGCGTATTACATACTAAAATAGTTGTAATTGCATATCGCTTGGATGCAGGCACCGTTAGTAGTGTTTTGTCTGCAATCGATATTTGTCCGTTTATAATAGCCATATTTCTCTTTCCTTAAAATAACATACTAAACATTAGTGATCTGTTAGTACTTATTAACTCGTCTTCGTAGTTGTTCTTATTTGTATAATATACTCCGGAGTTACCAAAGCCTGGATCTTTTCCGTATACTACTATATTATCTCCTGGAGTAAACGATGTAGCGTCACTCTGGATTGGCATTTTTAAAACACCATCGATAACAACAAATGAAGTTCCCGAACTACTCAGTGTTAAGTCTGTTGCACTAGTTACTGTGGATATTGTGTTATTTTCAAATACAATGTCTTCTATTTCAGTGCTTCCGCGTTTAAATAACGCAACTTCAGTTCCGTCAATTGACACTCTAAACGCACTAACGCCCGCATCTAATCCCGAATCATACAAGTTAAGTGCAGAATCTCCACGTTGAATACTTTGAATAGTAATTGTTTGAATACCAGTTGTAACTGTGTCGTCTACATACTTTTTATTTGGAATGTCATCGTCGTCTGTTACTTGATTTTCATAGTCAGCTGTACCACTTACGCTAATTACACCCGTTCCTGAGTTAATTAAAAATAAGTCGCCGCCTGCTGTTGTAATGGCGTTTGTACGTAATCCAATAATAGCATTGTCTGCTGTTTTTAAAACAAACGTACCTGGTTTAACAGTCTGCGTAATAGGATCGTTAAAAGAAATATCTTCATCAAATACAAGTAATGCATCTGTAAGACTTCCTCTATCAATTTGAATTCCTGCTTGATTTAAGGTAACGCCTGCGCCGGATTCATTTTTATTTAATGTAATAATATTATCAACTAGATCTAACTGTTGGGAGCTAACTGTAGTAGTTTCTCCGTTTATCTGTAGATCGCCGGTTATAACAACCGTGCCAGCTTGTGCTCCAGTGTCAAGTGTAATTGTATTACCGCTTGCTACTCTAGCTACATAGTTTCCTGTATTAACATTTAAAATCTTTGACATTTATAATTTCCTTAAACTGTTGTGGGGAACTTGCCCCCACAACATTCTTATCTTAAATTAAGATGCTTGTGCGTCAACTACAACACCACCAGTTTCAGTAGCCGCTTTAGTTGCGACACCAACACTACCGTATGTAGTAAATCCACTACCGTCTACGCCTGATAATTCAAATGTGTTAGTTGCTTTGTTTGCTACTGTGTATGCAGTTTCAATGTTAAGCTCTACCATTCCAACTACACCGCGGATAGATACTTTATCTCCGTTGCTGAAGCCGTGTCCTGTTGCTGTAATAACAACTGGATCTGCCGCCGTAGCACCTGAAATAACTTTTTCAACTGCGGCCGAAGTACCTGTAGCTGTTCTTGCCCACTTGTGATTAGATGCACCTTCAAGTTGCATTTTTCTGTTCATTAGTTTAGTAACTTGCTTAGTAACACCGTCACTGTCAGTTACGTTAATGCAGAATTCACCAGCGCCTAATCCGCCAATTGATTTGTTAACTAGTGTAACAGTTTCTGTTTTAGATCCATCAGTTACAATAAATTTGTTTGTTGATCTTTGTGACACAATATGTGACTCAGTAGTAATTTCCCCGCCAGCCGCAAATTTAACTGCTGTTACTTGAATTTTACCTGCTCCATCACCGATGTGCTTTTTATTAATTGGTCTTCCCATTTGTTTTCTCCTTATGTAAGACGTTCTAGGTCTACGCTGTGGGTACAGCATAAGTCCTCATCATTGAGGTTCTCTCTATGACAATGTATTTATCAAAGTGGAACTCAAGTCAAAAAAATAGGCCCCCTAAAGGGCCTATTTTAATTTCTATCTACTAAGAAACAACTTAGCTGAATGTTACGTTGGAAATACTTACTCTTCCAAGGTAGTCAGCCGCGTTACCAAGTGAACTAGCAACGTTTGATAATTCAACGTAGCCGTAACGTGTCATGAACGATACAACAGGCTCAAATGTGCCTGGATCCAATACAACACCACTTGACATTAGTGGAATATAAGGAGCGTAGAACGCTGGTGCGTCTGATTCGCTTGATCCTTTAAATCCAACTAGTACGTCAGTTGCGTCTGAAGCATATGCGTCAACGTATACTTTCATTGCACCGTTTAAAGTACCAACCATTTTAGTGTTAGTTGGAGCTTCAAAAGTACCTTCAGTTGTACGTGCAAATGCACTTGTTGTTGCAGACTGTAGGATAGTTAATGCAAATGGTGAAACCACTGCATAGTTACCTGCACCGCGACGTGTACGTGCCGCAATCTTGTTAGCAACTCTGTTGATCATAACAGCTAATGCCGCATGCTCATCACCAACAAAAGTAGCAGTGCCACTTACGCCAGCTTGGTCGAATTGCACGTCTGATTCTGCAGAGCCAGCTAAACTACGTAAAGAAGCTAAGATTTCTTGGTCGATTTCAGCAGTAATTTCTTGTGCTAATGCCGCCATGATTTCAGCTTCGATGTCGATGCCTTGCTGTGCTTGTGCATCTTGAGCCGCTTCAAATGTCCAACGAGCACTTAACTTACGTGTCTTCGCTTCCACTGTCTGCTTCAAGATTTGAATTGACAAACGCTTGCCTGCCGCACCTTCAAGTGTTGCTGTTGCATCTGCTTTGTCGGTAGAACCGCCGCCACTGTAGCCAACACCAATTTTGAACGGTGATAGTGCTTCTTCGCCTGCAACTACATCATCTAATGTATCCGCATAACGAACTCTTAATGTGTGGATCTGACCCACGGGACCTGTCATAGGCTGTACACCAACTAATTCGTTGGCAATAACAGTCGGCATAACACGTCTGATTACTGGTAGGATAACTCTGTTAAGAGTTGCAACATTACCTGCTGAAGATGCACCCGCTGTAGCTGTCTCTGCTAAATACCTTTTGGTATTCTCAAGAGTCACGCCCATTACGGCTTTCTTATTGCCTGTTAGGCCTTCAAGAAGTGCAGTCTTTGTATCCTGCCAGCGACTTTCTAATAGTTCTGACATTTCATTCTCCTTATTTCAATCCTGCAAGGCGTCTAATATCAACTACGTTATCCGTAGCTAATGGGCTTGCATCTATGTCATTTGTTTGTTTATTGCCTGTGATTTGTGTGCCTTCAGTAAGTGTTGTTGCCTTGGTCTTCTTCGCTGGAGTGCTTCCTGCAATTACGCTAGGCATGTACTTATCGAACGACTTTTGTAGTCTATCGGTTTGTACAGATTCCAGCAAGTCCGCCATGATATCTCTTTGACCTTCGTTTAAAGGTGAAAGTAATTCATTCATAGTTTCCTTACGTACCGCGCTGTTAGTAGCTTGTTTAATTTCAGCATTTTTGCTTTCAACTAGACTTACTGCCTGTCCTGCGATCTTTTTAGCTTCAGCTAATTGTTTATCTTTCAACCCAACTACTTTAAGTAGTTTTGCAGATTCAGATTTTTCATTAAGATAGCTGTTAGTATATTCTGATGCAAAAGATTCAAAAATCTTACGTCCAAAATCATTCTTACGTGCTGTATCAATGTCCTCTTTAAGTTGAGTCATTTCTTTGTTAAGACCTTTCTCAACTGTCTCTGCAACAATCTTTGTTGCGTCTGTGATAAACTTAGTTTTAACTTTAGCTAGATGTGTTTTAGCTTCACGTACAAGTTTTACCTTGGTTTCAGCTAAATCTTTCTTATCTTCGTAAAACTCTGCAATTTCTTTTGATAATCCATCAATAACAAAATTCTCAAGTTTGGAAAATTTACTTGCCATAGCTTTCTGATCTTCGTGTAGCTCGCCAATTTCTTTGCCCAACTGTTGCGTCACAAATTTTTGCATTAGTCCTGCGTTTTCACGCATTGCTACTGCATATTTTGCTCTTGCTTCAGCTAGTTTTTGACGGTCATCTGCGAATTCAGTAATCTCTTCGCCGAGTTTTTCTTCTAACATTGTATCAATAGCTTCCACCATTGATGCTTTGTCATGCTCATATTTCTGAGCGAACTCTTCGCGAAGTTCAGCAGTAGCTTGCATACGATTCTCTTGAATCTTCTGCTCCCAAGCTCCTTCGATTTCTGCTCTGATTTCTTCTGAAACAACATTGTTTTCAAAGAGTGTCTTCAGTGCATCTAACATTCTTTTCTCCTTGTTAGCGGAGACCGCTGATAATATTCACCAACGATTCCTTTAGGTATTTCTGTGCCTTTGCATCGCCCTGTAATTCTTGAGCCATATTGATTGCCTTATACCCACCACGAGTATTCATTAAGTGTTCGTAAATTGGAGTTGGGTACGCTCCAGGAGCACTTGGTTGGGCAACGGCGTCAACTGTAATAATTTCAAATTCGCTGACCTCGCCACTTCCATCGTCTTTCACATTTCCTGAACCCCTAGATGAAACACCTAGTTTAACGTTGCTCTCAAGCATTGTTTTAACTAGCTGTCCCATCGGAGTTGGAATTACTTTCAACTTACCATAACCATTTGGGCCATCCATCCACATTTCTGTAATCATATGACTTACACGGTCAAGGTTAATATTAAGGCCTTCAGGATGATCAACTTCACCTAGTACACTATATCCACCTTTGATTTGATCGTTGAGCGTGTTGACAGCTCTACTAATCTCACTTACAGGATAAACACGTTGGTTGGCGTTACGAACACCTCCCTGAATGCAAATACCCTTGAGATACAAGTCTTTTCCACCTGCATCATTTTCAGTAGTCTCGACGACCATCTTTGCCTGGTCGAATGATAGTGTTTCAGTTAAATTAAACATCTTATTCATCTGAGTTCCTTATTACTTGCCAACAACACTTTTAGTGTTAGCGGCCTTTTCACCTGTAGCAGGTGCTTTAGCGTTTGACATTGACTTAGAAGCTTTTCCGCCTGGTACGTTTACGTTCCCTGCATTATCTTCTTTAGCTGACATTGCTGAGCCTGCTTCACTACCTGTACCGCCTTTTGCGATATTAGCAGTTGTGCCACCCATGTCATTTTTGCTTGCAACTGGTGATGTAGCTTTGTTATCTTCACCTGTTGGTGCTGATACTTTTTCTACGTACTCACGCATTTGTTCGCCTTCAGTCTTTGTACCTTCATAAGCCGGTACTTCATCGCTAAGTTCGGAAGTTTCATAAGACTCTTCCTGCTCATCTTCATCACCTTCTTCATCATCCATATCCATGTCAGCTTCGTCGTCGCCAGCTTCTTCGCTGTCGTCTTCACCGCTCATCATTTTTTCAAATTCTGCTTTAAGGTCATCAAGTGCATCTTCTAGGTCAACTACACGATCTTCAACATCTGCATCGTCCATTTCGTCGCCCATATCCATTTCATCGCCATTAGCTTCAATGTCATCGATAAAGTCATCTGCTTTGTCGCCGCCCATTGGGTCTGCTTCTGGTGTGAATTCTCCGAAGTTTTCTTCAACTTCTTCGTCGGTAGTTTCGTCAAGATCTTCGTCATCTGAAGCTTCATCAACTTCTTCGTCAGTTGCTTCATCTACTTCTTCATCTGTAGTTTCATCAACTTCTTCGTCAGTTGCTTCGTCTACTTCAAGATCTTCTAAATCTGTTTCTAGCATCTTTTCGTAGATACCACGTGATTTTTCAATCACAAATTCGTGGAAAAGCTCATCGGCTCCCGCACGATCGTTATTAACTAATTTTTCAAGCATTTGCTCGAGTTTGTTATCCGCCATTTGTTCTCTCCTATAATTTAAGTTTCGTAAGGCTGTCTAATATTATTTACATAATGATTAGAAAATACACGGTAAACGGCCTCATTACGAGTCGTTTTGAAATAAACCGTCTAAAAATCATAATATCTTTTAAATTCGCTAACTGTTATGTGTGACAAATTCGTACATTTTTTTAATTGCTTAGGTACAAAGTCGTCGTTATCTGATACTATTCTAATAAATTTCTTGCCTTGATGTGCATCACAAGTTGATGCTGTTTGCCTTTCCCAGTTACCAAAATAAGTTGCAGGCTCACCTTGTTTTTTATAATTGTGTGTTCCTGCGTATAAGTTATTTACCTTTGTGCGGTTCCCCACATCGTCCTTTGTGCCATGAAAGTCAAAACCTAAGATGTATATAGTATCATGTGCGTGTGTACTTGCTAACCATAATGCTGTAGGACCACTGCTCCATCCTTTTGCTGGTTGAAAAAAATTAAATCCTTGCATGCCACTGTATTGCTTATTTGGATTTGTCCATACTGGATGATTCATCTGATACTTAGCATGGTTAATTTCTAAAATCATCTTTACATCTACAGCAACCAAGTAGTCAGGCTCAAATGTACGAAATACTGCATTACATGCATATACTTTTCCGTATTTTTTTAAAGAGTGCAGTTCAAGGTCTTTACGGCTAGTGCCATTACCTATTACGAAAGCAACGGTCATTTAAAATCCTATATTTCAGGCTGTGCTTGGATACCATACATTTGGCGTACAAATGATAATTCTTTTTGTTTCTCTTCGGCGTGCATTTCTGAACCCCTACGTGCTTTATTGATCTGTTTTAATGTAAGCCGTGTTTTACGTGTGTCGTCACGATTAACAATGCTCTTGTCATCAGTAGCATCGTAGGACTTGTCCTCAGTAGGCTCAAGTGTTTCTTTATCAAAATAAAATAGTTCACGTAGTATCATAATGTTATTTATGCCTCTGCCGGGGCTTCTGGTGCCGGGGTGGTTACTGAGTCAGGACCTTCGCCTGCTCCAACAATTTCGCCGCCTTCGCCGCCTTCAAGTTCATCAACGCTTGCATCTAGGTCTGCATCCATACCAGCACCTGTAATACCTGCGCCACGCATTTCGCCTGCCGCATCAGTAGGTGATGTTGTGATTAACTCATCGTTCTCTTCTTTCCAGTAACGTTCATTTTCTGCAACTTCTGAATCGCTCATTCCTAAGAAACGTTTCATTGCATATCTATTACTAATAAACGGAATAGTTTGTATTTGTGCAAATGTACCAATACGCTGATTATCTAATTCACTTTGTCTGTAACTTGCAAAGTTTTGTGGTGGTTGGAATAAAAGATCAAACATTGCAATATCAACGTTAATACCCTTTTCTATTAGATAGCGTTTAAACTCTTGGTTAAACACTTCTGCAATTAGATTTTGTAAACGTTCGCAATACTTGTTAAAGCGTAGTTCTTGAATATATGCTGTACCTACTCTACCATCACTAATTTGTGCGCCAACGTCATCTTGCGCCGCGGCTGGTAAGTAACTACTTGGAATACGCAATCCTCTAACAAGTTTGTTAGTAAAGTATTTTAGATCGTCAATCTCACCTAAGTTAGTTCCGCCTGGCAGTGTTTCAACTTTAGAACCTCTACCTTCAGCAGTTTGTGGGAAGAAGTAATCTTCGTTAGTTGACAAAGGGTTATAAGCTGAGTCTATGACTGATGTTCCGCCGCCTGTCTTCGATGGGATTCGCCTTTGATGAATTTCCGTTTTAACACGCTCAACAAATTGCATAGCAAGGTGTGATGGCATGTTGCCCACATCAACGTAGAATACTCTTCTTTCCGGAGCTCGTTGTGTACGATAGATAATAATCGCATCTTCAAGCAATTCTTTTTGTTTGTATACTTTAAAGATACCTTCAAGTAAACTGTTACCAAAGGGTGCATTGTTGTCTAACCCTTCTGATAAACTTAGGTGTACCATATGTGCGGCATCAACTGCAATTTCTTTTGTTTTGTCATGCCCAAATCTACCAGCACTTGAACCAGAGGTTTGTGTGTTGCCAACCATACCTCTAACGCCACCTGTTAAATATCCGTCTCCGCCACCAGTTGCATTACCGTTTGTTTGGAAAGGAGTTGTAGCTACGTTGTCAATAAAATTTAAGTTAATATCTCTTACAATATATTGCTCAGGAGTTTTACCTTCTGATTCATTAACAATAATACTTGAAACTTTTGCAGGATCAACGTGATGCCATTTTGCAGTTTCTGGATCTCTAATAAAAAATGCATCGCCGTATTTAAAAACATTACGAACAATTCTAAACATACGTGTACCAAAGTTATTCATTTTAGTCCACTGTTGTAAGTATTGCTCAAGTACTTTAACTTCTGAGTTAGTTGCTATTTTCTTAAAATCAATACTAAAACTTGTTTTATTGATTGGATTCTGTTGTGAGCAAAATTCAGCAAGAATATCTAGTGCCGCATTTACTTCACTATCTTGATCCATAGTATTGTATTGACCGTAACGCTCAACTCTGTTAGGAGCGCCTGTGTAAACATCTGGAAGGAAACTGGAGTAATTAGACCTTGCTGGTCCGGGTTGCTGGCCTTGTCCCATACTTAGCGGGCTACGTGTACCTGCGTCACCTTCAACTGGTGTAAAATATCTTTTCCAACTCATGTTTCGTTTTCCTAAATTAGTATACTATTGCAAATTGCCTTTAAGCTCTCTAGTTGCTGTAGTGTTCTTTTTAAATTCGTCTTTTAACTCGTCTATCTTAGTACTTAGCTTATCCCACCAACTATCACCCTCTGCTTCTGGAGTAGTTGTTGATCCGCTAGGATCTGATGATGTTGTTGATCCGCTGGTGTCTGGTGCTGTTACTGGTACTGTTACTTCTGGATTAGATGTAGTTGTACTTGGTTCTGAAGCTGTTGGGCCTGCCGCTAACTTATTTTTAACCCAGTCTGGGGTCCAGCTAGGTAATGACTTTAATAGCCAGGCTTTAATATTTTCCCAATTAAATATACTCGAAATGCCTGCTACTATAGTGTTAAACTTCTTACTAATACTTTTACCTAGTTCAGATGCGCTAAATTTGTCTTTGATTCCTTCCCAATCAAACACTGAAGCAATACCTGCAAATAGCAAAGTAGCTATTTTAACCCAAGGATTTAACGTGGCTAACATTTTAACTATTAACGTAGTAATTCCTAATCCAATAGCTACCCATCCTAAGTTTTCAAATATTGAGCTAAACGCACTACTCAGTAATGGCTTTATTGTATCTATGAATAACTTTTTAGGATCAGTGAATAACTTTTCAAAGAACTCTACAATAGCAGGTTTGTATTTTGTCCACAGATCACTAAGTGTTGAAAACATACTTGACATTGTTGATATTATGCCGCCTTCACGTTGACCGCCTCGAGAGCCGCCTGGTTCGTTTGGTATTTTTTCGCCCATAAACAAATCAGTTATAGATGCTATGAATTTAGTAACTCCATTTTTCATCATAGTTAAGCCATCACCCTTTAGCCATTCCCATGTTTTTGTAATAGATGGTAATACGTTGTCTGTAAATTCTGTAGATAATTTATCAAACATAGTTTTAGCTTCTTCACCTGACGGAATTAGATTAGCAATCATATCGCTTGCATCTTTAAAGATTCCACTGTCAACAAACGCGGCTTGTATTTTGCCTTGAATAGTTGCAACTGTTTCAGCAAAGGTCATTAGTTTTGCGGTAAGTGCATCACGTGCGCCTTGTTCTTTATCTGTGGCACCTTCTTGTGTTGTTTGTGCTCTTTGAAGTTGACCAGTCACCTGAAGGTATTCTGCCGCACTTCCGCCTGCCGCCATTGCGGCTTGTACACCAGCATCGCCCAGTGTTTTGGCAAATTTCATACCGTCCTTGCCAACATTTACAGCAAACTCCGCGGCTTGTTCAGCCGTCATATTCTGTATGTTTTGTGCTTGTGTTCTAAACGTTTCGTTGTTGGCCATTAACTGTTGTGTAAGTGGATCGTTAGCAACTCCGTCAGCCATATCTAATAGTGCGGCTTCAAGTTGTGGAGATGTTGCAGACAGTGACTGTAAATTGAGGGCAAACTGTTCACCGTGTTTATTAATAGCCATTTGTCTACGAATGTCTAAATTCTTTGACTTCATTTCTGCTTCTAAATCTTTACGACTCTTACCAGTAAGTCTAGATATTTTATCTAGTTCGCTTGAATATTTTAATGAACCATCAATTAATTGTTTATTGGTCATGTTCGATCTGCGACCTGACACTTGCATCATTTCGCTGTAGCTAAGAAAGTTTTCGTTTAGGTCTTGGCTTGTGAAACCTAATTCCATCATTCGTTGCCCAATTGGACTTTGTCTTAATTCTTTTGACAACCCTGCAAATCGTTTGGCACCATCTTGTACAGTGCCGCCGAAGATACGCATTCCTACAGTGTTTTCTGCTATCAGCGCCGCAAAGTCTCTTTGTGGTATTGCCGCCTCACCTGCAATTTTAGTTAACTCAAACATATTATTACCAAAGCCGGCACCAATAGTTGATAACTCTCTAAATGTTCCTGCTTGTTGATCAAGTACATTAGTTAACGAAGCAAGTCCAGGAATTGGAAGGTGTTGAGCAAAATCTGTTAGTTGTTGTCCGCCAAATGCTAGTTCTTTTGCTAAACCTGGCAGTGTACCAACTACTGCACCAATGCCTGCTAATAGTCCGTTAAGTGCTCCGCCTATTACGCCTGTTAATGCGCCGCCAAAGGCTTTAACAGCACCTGTTGATTCTTTAGTTGCGGCAGTGTTTTTCTTTTTAGATTCAGTGTTTTTCTTATCACCATTGTCAGTTGGTGATTGAGGGACGCCTTTCCCTGCAAGAAGTTTAGCAATTTCTTTAAGCGTAGATTCAGAAGCCGCATTATTAGCAGTAATTTCTCCTAATCCAGGAATATCTATTTTTACGTCGGCCATATATTAAGTACTCACATTATCGGTAGCCATAAATATATACGAGCTACACTACAATAGTATTTAGCAGGAGATATAAACATGGTAGATAATAACTTCCCACAAAACATGGGACAACCGGGTATTCCGATGGGACAACCCGTACAACCAGCTGGAAATCCGCTGGCAAAACACTTACGACAACCTAAGATTTACATCAAATTGCCAAGTAACGGTGAGTACTGGCCACAAGCGGCATTGAAAAAAGTAGAAAATGGTGAGTATCCAGTATATGCGATGACAGCCAAAGATGAAATTACAATGAAGACTCCAGATGCGTTATTAAATGGGCAAGCAACTGTTGATGTGATTCAAAGTTGTTTTCCTAATGTCATTGATGCTTGGCAGTGTCCATCGATTGACCTTGATGCAATTTTAGTTGCAATTAGAATGGCAAGTTACGGCGAAGCAATTGATATGTCAGCAATGGTTCCACAAACAGAAATTACTAAGGACTTTCAACTCGATCTACAGACAATCCTTGACAATTTAACTAACACAGTATACGAAGATACATTTTCAATTCCTGGATTCAGAGTTCAAATTGTACCTATTACATATAGACATGCAACTCAACAAGCTATCAAGGCTTTTGAAGAACAGCGTATCTTTGCTACAGTTAACGATGATGGGCTTACTGAAGAGGTAAAATTAGAACGTTTTTCAAAGAGTTTCAGTAAACTAACTGATATTAATATCAATGTAGTTGTTAATAGCGTAGTTGCCATTCAGCCAGAAGGTGATGAGGTTGCAGTAACTAACAAAAATCATCTAAGAGAATTTATTGAAGGTGCAGAAGCTGGTGTGTTTAATGCTATACAAGCACATATTGCAAAGCAAAAAGATAATTTCCAGCAAAAGCCTATTAAGATGGAAGCTACTGCTGAGGAGATGGAAGCAGGTGCTCCGGCAACTTATGATCTTCCGATTACATTTGATCAATCAAATTTTTTCGGCTCCGGATCTTAACATGGCCCCTCGATAAAATCCTATCCGAGGTTAAGGTCCTAGAAGGTGATGTTAAAGAAATAAAATCAGGCTTATTGAAAATAACCTGGTGGATGCGTGGAGGTATTACTCTAGCAGAAGCATATTATCTGACAGTCGAAGACAGAGAATTAATCAACGATATCATTACAGAGAATTTAGAAACTGCTAAAAAGATTAATCAACCTTTTTGGTAATTAGAGTTCTTCGCCGCCTTTGTAAACTGTATACCCGGCTTTCTTAACTGCCGCAATTTCTTTGTTTACATTTGGTGCTTTTTTACCCTTAGGCGCTTTTGCTTTTGCTTGTGTAGCATTATCTGCACTACTTGAGTCTGGTGCATCAGCATAAGCACTTTTTTCAGCACCCTTACCAGCGTTTGCGGCCATACCTTGTTGTACAAACTTCTTAATAGCTTTCATTACCATAGTTTTATCAAGTACTGCATCAGCTTCCATAATTGAGGCTTCACTATACATACTTGCGCCTAACTTTGTAAACTTTCCAGCTTTACTACGTCCTACAGTAACTTTACTTGGATCAACGATTGGTTCACCGGCTCCAGTTTTACCGATACCAGTGTCTTGAGGAGTAACTCGTTGCTTTAATGCCTTAGCCGCACTAGCTACTTTACTAGCACCACTCTTTGCTACGCCTGCAACAGCTTTTGAACCTGCCGCAACTGCACCGCCTGCTACTGCCGCGCCTTTAGCTACTTTTTTACCAGCTTTAGCGGCTTTCCTGCTAAAACTTGGATCTGAATTAATATAAGCCATTACAGCTTTTGGTGAACTAACAAAGCCTTTGTTAACTAAAAATTTACCTAGTGCTTGTGCTGTCATTTTTCCAGTTGGAGAGTTCTTTGAAATAGCATAAAAGTCTTTAAAAATGTTTTTTGCTTCACGTTCAACCTCTACATCTAACTGTGCGGCTTTACCACTAGCTGTGTTCTTGCCCAATGTACGTTTTGCAAATCGCAATGGTCCTTCGTCAACTGATGTGTCAATTTTTTTAGATTCAGTTAATATGTCAAATACTTTCATGTGTTCGCTCCTGATTATTAATATTTATGCTTTCCAAACAATTATCATCGTTAAACGAGTATCATCAATAAGAATAATTAAAGTTTGCTTTAATAATATATTTATTGTTTATGCGTTAACTTCGTTAACACAAGTTATCGCTAACGCTCAAACTACATATACTTCGTATAAGTTAAATGATTAATATGATATTATAATAGCATTATTACGAATGTAATAATGTTTTAACTTCATGTAGATTGTTTTAGTCAGACGGAACCTGTTACGGCCCCGTCGTCTTTGAAGAAAAACTTCATGTGAGTTCGTCACAGCCAAGACATTGGAAATAGGTATTTGTTTATACACAAGTTTGATGGGCTCTGATCTTTCCCAACCTACATCGACATTATGTAACATAAAGGATACATTAAGCTAGTTAATGCAATCTCTATAGTACAATATTCCCTCGCTTCGTTCCTGGTGCTAAAGGGTTTTTACAAACTATGTTGTGTTTTTCAACTGCCAACAAGCAATCTATATCAACCAGTGAGCCCAATTTGTTTGGTGGCTTCCTACCTCTGGGTAGTCGATCAATATGTACGTGTGCTTCTATACGAGAGCTTTTTCCACAGCGGTATTACTAAACTGGCCCGCCAACCTTATGTGTTGGAATGTTTTGCCTGTAAGTGTTCTTTAAGAATTTTTGATCCGCCAACTCTAACATTAATAATACCATTGTAGTATTGATCTGTTTCGAGTACTCTGCGTTCAAACTGCTCTCGTGCCTCTAAGTAACTTGCTATGCCTCTGCTAGGACAAATATGAATAATTTCTCTTATAAAATTATCTTCGCCTAACTCTAAAACGTCTGCATTAAGTCTGTCACTGGAACCGTAATAGGTTTGCCAATCACTTTCTTTAGTGCTACGTCTTTTGTTTTTTTTGCCTTTGAGTGGTTGTTTTGTTACTTTAAATTTTGCTAGTTTTTTGCCTACGTACATCATGCCATTGGATTTATTTGTTATCAAGTATACAAAAGCTTCACAACCTTCTGGTAGTTCGTCTATTGTGTTACCCTGATAAGTCCATTGCATCAAGTACTTACCGTTGCCTGTGTTATTATGCCTAAGTCTTGGAATTATGCTTGTCGTGTATCTCATCCATACGAAGTTTGGCAAGAGAGCGTATCTCTCTTAACCATCTTCTTGACTCTCTATGAGTCCGTACAGAGTTTCTTGCCTCAAACTTTTCGTTTGCCTTAAAATAAGCCATATAAGCCTTAGTTAATTTGTCGTGTGTATCGTCGTCATTCATTGTGTACTTCTACATCGTTCTCATAATTTGTAAATCCGTTTTCTTTGATTACTTTAAGAACATGTGTAACTCTTCCTACTAATTCATCTTTGTGTGAGATAAGATAAACGTTTTTGTCACGTTCTCTCCCCATTTTCTTAAGAACACTGAGTGCATTTTCAACGCCTGCTGTGTCCATACCGCTATCAATCAGCTCGTCGATAAACAACAAGTTAATGTTTTGATATAGACTTTCCCAAACATCACGGAATGCAAAGCTCATACCAAGTATAAGTCTGTTACGTTCGCCTCTTGACAAGTTATCAAAGTCTAAATCTTGTCCTAGCTGTGTGATCTCAACGTTCAAATCGTTTTGGAATACAACTTGATGTGGTAATCCTAGCTTATCAAGATAGTTAGTAAGTCTGTTGTTTAAGTATGCTAAATTCTGATCAATAATCTTCTTACGAATAAAGCTATCTTTGTTAGTTAACAGTTTTAACAAGAAGTCTTGATGATCTTTAAGACTTGTTAAGTCATTAACAACTGACCAATTAATTTCCTGCATAGCACTATTGTTTAGTTCGTCAATTTGTGCTTGATACGGATCAGCATCGTTTTCTTTACTAGATAATGCTTGCTTCAATCCATCAACATTTTGACGATGCTCGTATGCTTCCTTAGCAGTTTCGTAAAACGTAGTAGGTTTGCCGTTAATGTCACCAATTTCTCCAAGTGCTACTGTTACGCTAGTAACCTTAGTTGCAATCTCTGCTTGATATGCAATAGCATCAGCAAGTTCTTTAGATTTACGCTCTGCAATCTCTGCTTTTTTATCTGCATGTAGTTCTTGACCACAGGTATAACACGTTGCATCATCTAAATTTACAATGTCTTGTTTTGCTTTTTCAACAGACTTATCAGCACGTACTAGTGCAGGTTCTAGTGTACTAAGTTCTTTTTTAAGACCCATTATAGCATTGTTATGTTCTGACCAATTTGATAATTTTTCATGCAGATCTAGTTCAGTATCGATGTCTAAATGTTCTAGTTGATCAATTCCTGTTTGCAACTTAATGACGTCTTGATCTTTTTTAGCAATCCATGCACGTTGGGTACGTTGTAAACTTTCAACAGTTCCGCCAATCTTTTCATTAGCACTTTGAATAGCATTAATCTTTATAGTTTCTTCTTGAATAGAATCTTTTGTTTGTCTTACTCGCTCTTTAAGACTATCTGCCTTTTCACTCAATATAGTAATACCGAGTAACTGTTCAATAATGTCTTTTTGATCGTTAACTCGCATACTCAAGAAAGGTTCGGTGTATGTATTAAGTGCAACAATGTGTTTAAACATGTTGTGAGTCATTCCCAGCAAGTAACTAATTTCTTCTTGTGTTTTACGACTGTCGCCCTGTGACTCGTCTGACATTTCTTGCTCTTGACCATTAACAAAGAACCGTAACACATTAGGTGAACGACCTCGTTCAATTTTATACTGTTTGTTATCTTTCTCAAAAGATAGTGTAACAAGCATACCTTTGTTGTTAGTTTTATTAATTAGGTTGTTGCGCTTGATGTTTGTTAAAGCAAGGCCGTATAATGCATACGAAAGTGCGTTAATGATGGTAGTTTTACCAGTGCCATTACGACTTCCGCTGTCATCACCGCCTTGGTCTAAGTTTTCACCTAATACAAGTGTTAGCTGTTGCTTATCAAAAGAAACTGCCTGGGTTTGATTGCCCACACTCATAAAATTCTTAACTGTAAGATCTTTAAACTTTATCATAGTTCTTCATATATTCCTAATAATAGTTTCTTGTCGTAGCTTTCTGTGTCGATTGCAGATATTTCCTTTGTAACAATCTGATCCACACTTTCAAATGTAGTAATATCAATGTCGGTATGTATTTCATCATCCTTTTGACTAGGAATAAGTGTAATCTCTCGACAGTCGTAATCGTTGATAAACGTTTCTTTAATAAAACTTGCTTCTTCGTAACTAATCGGTAAGTCAAGTGTTACTCTCAAGTACATTTTAGATTTTAACAACGTGTCTTTTTGATCTAACAGTTGGCTAAGTTTAACAGTACGATACTTAGGACAGTCGATCCAATTAAGATATTCAGGCTCTTTGTTGTTTTCTTTGTCAAGTATCATCATGCCACGTTCGTCATCCCACGCATCTGCATAGTTGTGCGGAAAAGCATTACCAATATAATGAACTTGACCTTGTACTTGCCGTTTATGAAAGTGTCCACTAAACACATAGTCTTGATGTTTAAAATGTGATGCTTGCAGTTCTCCGTGATCGGGCATTTGCACCATTGCGTTCATATAGAAGCTAGGAAGTTCAAAATGACCAAACATATACTTTGTTTTGATATTAGACATATTCTTCCACTCATCGCCTACTAACCACGGAACAAGTGCAACGTCATCTTCAACGAGTATCTCGTCAATATATGTAATGCCCGGAATATGTTTTCCAAACTCTATACTGTAAACATCTCGCTTGTCTTTATAATATAAATCGTGATTACCTGCAAAGAAGTAAAACTTCTCAAAAGCCGCTCCTAGCTTTTCAAGACACCTAGTAGTTGAATCTAGTGTTTGCACGTTAATAGTGTTTCTATTATGATGCCAGTCACCACAAAAAATACCAGTTTCGCAACCGTTAGCTTTTGCTTGTGCAATAAACCAATCTACAAATTCTTCACAGTCTTGCAGATGAAGTCGACTATTTGACTTTAACCCAAGGTGTATGTCAGTAAATACTGCCGCTTTTTTAAACATAGATAATCCTCTTTAATATATTATAACTTAAACTAGCCTAGAAGTCAAGACTTTTTGGTAATTTCACCATGTGTTGTAGTGGTTGCTTTACCGGCATCGTCGTAGGTTGTAATTACTGCATCAGATTGTTTAGGCATGTACTTGACTCGTTCTCTTTCCCAGTCACCTTGATTCTGTCTTGTAAAGCTAGGGTTCATGTCGTTCATCTCTAAGATATCATCGCGTATATTTTGCGCACGTTTTTCGATATTAATAACTCTTACAAAACTGTTAGTAACTGCGGCAGTGTAATATGCAAAAGGATTATTAGACTTAGATTCGTCAAATTGTAAGCCAATTTGTGCAAGTTGTAGTATTGCTTGCCCGCGCATTTCGTCATTGTAAGTGTATCCGCGTACATTGCCTCTTGTAGCATAACGATCACATAACTTCATCCACATCATAGCAAGTTTATTAGTTGCTTTGCCGTGGTCTTTATTAAAGAAGCCGTTCTCCATTCCGCCTTGCCAATGACTTTTGCCTATACATATTAGTTCGTCATTTTCGTTAAACTTCCAATGTTGAAAGGGAGGAAAGTTTAGCTTTACTCTGTAATCTGCAGGCGTTTTGGGATTCTTTTTGCGACCTGGCTCTTCCGGAATATGTTCAAACGACATAATACGAAAAACAACATCAGTTTTTAAAACTGTCCTATAATCCACCTCAAACTCAGCTAGTTTCTTTTTACCGCCTGCTAATTTAGAGGCTTCAAACGCTTCTTGTTGCATACGCTTTGCTTGCACTCGCTTTGCCTCAGCAATAGTTCTAACGTGAATCTTGTCAGTACTAGGTAAGATTAAATCATATTGAGAGTATTCAGGTGCAACGTAACTACAAAATGTAGCTTTGGACTTGTGTATTTCTTTCAAAATGTCTTTATTATTTAAATAATTAACTCTTTTCATGTTTTCTCCAATGGTTATATACTATTATAAACTACTCTGTTAATAAAGTCAACTAAATAATGTATATAGGAGACAATTAGATATGAGCAATGTTATAAGAGACGGTAGCGGTAAAGTTATGTATCGTAACGGCAAACCAGTTAGTAGCCCAACAACAGGTACTGGAGCCGCCGGACAAAATATAAATTCAAATAATTCTCCAGGCTCTGGTGCAAACTATGGTGCAATGCTTAACAACGCTATAAATGGTGCAAAAGATACGGGCAACGCTATGGTTGAAAAATTAACGGGCAATTTTGATGCAAGTTCGTTAAGAGCAGGAAAAGGTCTCAGAGACGCATTAAACAGCGCAGGAATGAATGGCCCAGCAGGTCGACATGGCAGTTCGGCTCCTACTGCTAGTTTTAGTGATAGTCCAGAAAATAAAGATTGGCGTGTCAAAATATCAATTCCAAATGCAATTAAGGATAAAAACTCTCCGCTGTTGGCTCCAATTGCCGAAAAGGGTTTTATATTTCCATATACCCCGACAATTATAATCAGCCATAATGCTAATTATAATTCAGTAGCTCCTATACATAATAATTATCCATTTTTTGCTTATCAAAACTCACAAGTGGATCAATTAACAATAGTAGGACAGTTTTATGTACAAAATGCAGTTGAAGCAAAATACTGGACAGCATGTTTGCATTTCTTAAG